TACGACGTTTTCTAGGTGGAGTATCTTCTTCCTCTTCTTCTTCTTCATCATCCAATCCTAAAGGATCATCAGAATCATCATCGTCATCCAATCCTAAAGGATCATCATCGTCATCCACTTCTACAGAATCATCACTTATACTTTCAAAATCCTCATCCTCATCAACAGTGGCTTTTTCTTTTTTTGGATGCTCACCAAAATAAAGACTCTCTATTTCTTCGTATGAAAGAATTTTGATAATTTCATCCAAAACCTCAGTACTATTTAGTATATCTTCCTCAATTTTGTAATTCCTATCAATAAATTGATGCGAAACATATGCAGGAGGTACATTATCCCCACCCTTTTTGATTTCAAAACTAATAGTTTTTCCATTATCAATATCTGGAAAAACAATAATTCCTCCTCGACCAGGAACTCCTCTAGACAAACCACTCAGTTTATCCTCCATATAAAAATGAGCAACATCCCAAAGCTGTACTCCTTTTTCTTCTTCTTTTCCACCATCAACCACAACAACATTATAAATTGTTCTTCTTTTGGCTTTTAAAGATTTTATTTCTTTTTCTTCAAAATCGCCAGATTTCTGTAGTCTTTGGATATCAGAACAAATAGGACACGATTTCCTATAGTTCTTTTTTGGACACACGATGTGCTCATCATTATCTGGGCCAACAAATCTATGTACCCAAATATCCAAAACATGTGATGTTTTCCCTTCTTTTGTGTTGGTATCAAATTCTCCTGCTTTATACGGGATAATATCAAAACAATGTTGCCCCTCTTTTGGTCTCCACATAGGCAATTCCACATCATCGATAAAAATGCTTTTTGTTGCACCAAAAGATTCTTGTCTATCATTAGAAGACTCAACACTATCTGCACAGGTATTTATAAAATCAGCACGGCTGAACTTTTTTCTTTTCTTTCTCATATTTCCTCAAAACTAAAAAAAAATTAAAAATTAAAAAATTACACATTTAAGATAACTCATTTACATTCAAATATTACTTTTCACAATCCTCCTTTCTTGATTAAAAAATTAAAAAACATAACAACATTACGACTTATTTAATGCATCTTTCATTTCTCTCTGTGCTTTCATTCCTTGAAGTCTATCTCTCATCAAATCATCAGGTTCTGAATAATAATTATTAAGCCATAATTTAGTCAATCCACCCAAAGCATCTTTTTTATGTATGAGAGCTTCTTTTGCAGCAGAGAGTATATTCACTGTATGTGTTTGTGTGTTCAATTCGGTTTGTTTTTTTATATATTCCTCTTGAACCACAATTGATGATTGAATTGCTGTTTCTGTAGGTTTCTTATCAAAGCCATAGATTCCATAATTTTTTCTTATTTGCAAATCTATTTCTGCTTTTAGGGTATTTAATTGAGTTTTTATATGATCACGACTTGCAACAGCATTTGCATGTTCCTCAGCATATTTCATATATAACTCTGATTGCTTCTCCCATTCCAGTTCTAAATCAAAGCGATCAATACTTACATCTGATCCATAATCATTTTCATTTTCCATATTAATATTTTATATTTAAAATTATAAATTATCCAAAAACCGCAGAGTAGCAAGATAGAACAAGCCCACTTTTTCCAGAATCATAATAATTATCTAAAAAACAGGATAAAATCTCTGCAACTTGTGGACTCCCATTATTCAGTAAAACTGCTGTAAGGTATCCCATAATACCCCTTCTAACCGTTTCAGGCTCATCAGTATTACTTTTTATCAACCGTGACAACTCTTTCCACTTAAACTTCTTTGCATCCTGTGACAGCAGCACTGTACAGAAATCTTTTATAGATGCTTCTTGTGGAACACTTGACACAATCGTTTTTAGTGCTTTCTTTTCATCCTCTATATCGATAATAGAATCCAATATGACAAGAGCTTGTCGAGGAGAACCATCTGCACTTTTAATTATTGCTTTCAGTACTTCATTAGAAATTTTATACTTTTCCTTTTTTGCAACCTTTTTTATCAAGGTTATCATATCAGGTTTTAACAATGGAGTAACACGGAAAATATGACAACGTGTTTTAATTGTTTTCAGTAATTTCTGTTCTTCTGTTGTAGAAAGAATGAAATAAACATGTTTGGGTGTATCCTCCAAAATCTTTAACAAAGCATTCTGTGCTGCTGTTGTTAATTTATGTGCTTCATCCAAATAGTAAATCTTAACATTGCCATCACCCATCGGGGCAAAAGATGCTTCTTGTATAATTGCACGAGCACTACCGACACCATTTAAATCAGCAGCGTTTATTTCTTTGTAATCAATTGGATCACATTCTAAATCTGTTACAACAATTCTGGATAATGTTGTCTTTCCACATCCACTTGGGCCAGTAAATAGAAATACGTGTGGGACTTTTTCAATATCCCTATCCAAAACAGAAATCAAAGATTCCATTGTGCTCTTGTTGCCCACAAATTCTTCAAATGTGGTNGGTNGATGTNTTTTTTGTAATNTTCCGCTCATTTTTAATTCCTCTGTTTAATTAAGTATTGTGGATGTATTATGATAGATATATTGTAATTTGTCAACTTATTTTTGTTCATTTTCAAAAAAAGAAAGTAACCACTCGTCGGAAACTTCATTTTTAGATTTTGTCCACCACCAAGGTTCTGCATANGGAAATCTTTCTTGTATAAAGAAAGAGTCTTTTGGTAAATAATTCATAAGAGCACATATCACTCTATCTATAAGAGCAATATTGGATATTCCCAATTTATTTTTTGTTTTGAAAAAAGCATTATGTATATGCTTTTTAATAGAATAAGAATCTGTAAGGAACTCTTTATTTGTCCATCCTGTATGATTGACTAATCTAAAAATAACAGCAGTTCTTCTCAAACAAAGAAGCATATCCTTTCTAGGCAATGCATCTGATTCATAAAACTCATGGGTTTCATACTCAGAAGTAAACTTCATATTGTGTTTTTTTGCGATATCTAATAGTTCTGTTCCTGGGAGACCACGCATCACATGACAACACAACATATGTGAAAAACTCCCCTCCAGTTTTCCAATCATATATTCTAATGTGTTTTCAATAGAAGCAAGGGTCTCACCAGGAAGTCCTATAATGATATCAATTTTTGAATATATTTTGTATTTGCGTAGCAAATCAAAAGTTATTTCAAACTTCTCTTTTTTAATACTTCTTCTTATTTTCTTTAGAACATCCATATTGATGGACTGTACTCCCATCCCTAATGTTATTTCATTCCAATCATAAAGTTGATTGAATTTATAAAAAAGTTCTGCAAGTTCATCATCTATAAATCCAGGGATTAATTCAAAAAATAAACGTGTTTCAAATTTGTTATGGATGATTGCTCTCATTATAGATTTTGCATGTTCTAAATTAGAACCAAAATTAGCATCTATATATCGTATTGCTTTCACACCTTTATTGATAAGAAACCTAGTATCAGCAACCACTCTACTAACATCAGAGTATATAATTTTTTTCATATCTCTGTGATACACACAATAAGAACATCTTAAATTACAACCCCTTTGTGACTCAATGTATGCTTCTATTTTGGGACGAAACAACAACTCATCATCTACAACACCTGTACAATAAGGAGAAGGTATGGAAAGTAGATTTTTGAATATCTCTCTTTTTTCATTCACAACAAATCCACTTTTACCATCTTTCCTGAAAGATAAACCTGTAATTGTATTGTATGTAGATTTCTCCTTTGTCCATTCTCTTAAAAATTCCAAAAAAGTATGTTCCCCTTCTCCAGAAATAATATAATCAATTGAAAAATGATCATACTTTCCCTCTGTCACATAATCAGTAGCCATTTCTGGTCCACCAAACAAAATAGAAATATGAGGAAATTGCTCTTTGATTTTGATACTCAATTCATAAAAGAATTTAGTATTCCACATATAACAACCAATTCCAATAATGTCAGGATTTTCTGAACCAATATGTTGTAAAATACCCTCNATCTCTTCGGTGTATTCCTCATGTTGTATCAGAGGCTTCTGTATCACATCTATATCCCACGTTTTTCTAATATAGGGATCAGCATAAGCATAGGATTTTAAGTTGTATAGGGATAGGGAATACGTGTTTGTAGAACCAGCCATTCCCAAAAGTATTATTTTTTTATTTTTCATTGTTTCCTGTTATCTCATTTCTTAGTTTTTTAACAAAAATACATCCTTTTCGTATTGGCGACCAATCCCACCACAACTTTCTCCAATATTCCCAGTCTTCTTTTTCATATGCCCACATGTACAAAGCATGTCCGCATCCTATTAGAAAATATATAGGAAATACAAATAGATACCACAAATAAAAACCAAGAGTTATAATGGTACGGACTATTAATTTCATATAGTCATTATATTCTTTCATTAAATTAATCACCATTAATTCCTCTGATTAAAAATCAAGATGATATTTAGTTGACCACGGTGCATCAATATCAGTTATATCGGCATCAATAATTAGAGGACAAATAATGAATGGGAATTGTTTTCTGGTTTTTTGGGTCATAATATAATTCACTTGTTTCAACACACGATCTTGTTCTGGTGGATAAATATCAAACACAATAGAATCGTGGATTTGTCCTACAATTTTTGTTTTTAATTTTTGTTTCTTTAGCCATTTATCGATTTGTGTCAACGACCACAATAAGAGATGGAATCCTGTAGATTGTACTGGATAATTATAGATGTTGTTTCTCTTCATTAATCCTTGAAATTTGAATCCCATAGGATTAGTTATGAATCCTTTTTTTTCATACTGCTCTACCAATCTGTCCTGCCACTTTCTTACCCCAGAATATTTTTTCCAAAACCTTTTTTCTACATGTTTCATATGCTCTTCAAAGGAATCATACAAAGTAAATCCTAAGTTTTCAGAAACTGTCATCCCACCCAATTCTGGTATTTCTGTATCTTTGTATGTATCCCACAACATTTTTGCACAAGGTTTGTAGAACGATCCGTAGAATTCTGCAAACACAAAAAGACTCTTCGCACCTGTTCTTAGTGGAGTACCCTGTAACTCTTTTTGTGATAACTTAAAAATATCACAAGCCTGATCTCTATGCATATCTGTGGATGAATCATTCAAATACCTTAGAATAATTTTATCTTTTGATAGGCTCCCGATCACACGCACCTCTAAAGAGCCATAATCCACCTCCATTAACTTATTTCCAGAACTAGGTAT